TGTCCACTGATAGCTTGCAAGATTGGGTTGATAATATTGAAATTGAACATCTTTCTGCGGTAGGTGGCCACACCCGGGAAGATTAAACCCCAGATATCTTGATCACCCATTGCAAAACGCTGATCTACGTCGGCTTGATACCACTGCGTTTGCAGTATGTTAATGCAATCAGAATAGTTTTTCTGTCTCGCTTGCGCAAGTGAGCGATCTATTTCATTTGATGGGTATAGGATTGGATCGGCGTTCTTCAAAAGAATTACCTGAGTATTTGGTAATCTGTGAATTAACTAGATATTTATTTTTTTTCAACTTTATATCCGTATTGTTCAAGAAATTCTTTGTAGAATGCTATTTTATCTTCTACTCGTTGCCCTGGAGGTTGGGCTTTACTCCATAATTCTAAGTTTTCAATTCTATTATCATCACGAATACCATTTTTATGATGAACATTTTCATGTTTTGCTAGATATCTTCCTAAATGCATCGACATCACATAAACATGCTCTAACACTCTTCCATTTTTATTTTTTCCTTTTTTATATTCTGGTAGAAATATAGTCCTATAACCATTTGGTTCTGTACATCCTTGCCCTTTTTCAGCAATGCATCTTGGCTGTTCTAATGGTAATTCTCTTTTTATTCTTACAGCATCTCTTTTGGCTTTATTAGATTTTTTTAGCTGTTCAATATACCAGGTGGGACGATTCTTCAAATGTTCTTTTCTATAGCAAGGTTGGCATATTGTTTTTGAACTACCTCTAGGCTCCCTATATCCACCACAATTAGCACATATATTAGCTGAAGTAGTTTCGGACTGCTTTTGCGTCATTTTCGATTGAACCTGAATTAGCGATAAACTTTAGACCTTGAACAAGATACCTCATTGCATCGCAATAATGACTTGCCCAATCATGTCTTGGTTTATTTGCATAAACCTTATGCTTATCATCCCATTCTCTATGATAGTTTTCAAGTGATTTCAATAATCCTTGACATTTCTTTGAATCAATCATGATTCTAGATGAAAGATGTGCTTTAACTGTCTCTATACCATCTGCTATTAATGCCTTAGGTACAGTTGTGACAGGTATTTGTAGGTCTTCTAATATTTCTTTTCGTGTGCATCCCGAACCTAATCCGTCTATTTGTTCAACATCGTGAGGGAAAAGGTAAACACCATATTTATAACCTTTATCTATTAATATTTTTTTCCATTCTGATAATGTTGTGGATGATCTTTCTTCACAATCTATAATCTTTATAGTGTCACCGGAAATCTGAAAGAATATTATTGCTGTTGAATCATCCCATCCTAAATCCGCGGCACAGTGAACGAGTTTGTAAGGATCGTAATTGATAGGACAAATCCGCTCCTCTTCTCTCATTTTATTTATCAATTTTGCATAGTAAGAACCCTCAATACCTCGGTCAAAGCTACACATATACTCTTGTAATGCTAACTCCTCGGACATGCCGTCTTTCATCTCCTGTTCAACATCTTGCCAGGTTAAAACGTTTGTGTCTTTGATGGTGAGCTTTTGTCCCCACCATCCTTCTGTGGTTTGTGAGGTACGAAATAATTCATAGAAATGATTACGACCACGTGGAGTACTAATAAAGATAGCGTAACCACCGTTAACTTTAAGAATAGGTCGAATGTAATCCCAAGCCGCTGGGTCTTGCAGTGCGTATTCACTAAACACCACAATCTTGGGGTTTGTCCCCATAAGGCTATCGATATTATCGCTGCCAATAAGTTGAAACAAACTTCCATTCTTAAACCTTATTTTCATTTCCTGTTGATTCTTTTGAGCGATTAACGCTGAAGGTGCGTAGTCTATAATACGAAAGCCATCGCTGTTGGAGGCATCCCATATTGCTTTCTTGGCTTGCGCATAGGAGGGAAATACATAGAAGCAATCAGCACCAATAAAGCCCACTTCATGAAGTTTACGAATAACCCAATTGAATATAGTGAGATCTTTTCCTGCCCGTCGATGGCATGCCCATACAACTTTCTTAATACCTGCATCAAGTTGTTTGATGATCTCGTCTTGATAGGGGCGGCGTGTGAAGTTATGAGGGAGGTTGACTGTTAACGAGCTTGTCATTTATATAGACTGTTACAGGTTGTTTCGAGGTGTCATCGTTCTTTTTCATAGATTCTATAACTTGCATATCTTCGAAGTCTAAGATTTTATTGTGGATGTCATAATTATGCTGATACTTATTGTATAGGTTCCATTGCATTCCGTCAGTCATGACCATTTCTGTGCGTCTTTGGGCTATACGGTTCTTTGCTTTATAATACGCTACGGCAAAGTTTTCGTCATTTTTAGCCCACACACTAGGTAGACGGGGGTCTATATCAACCTCGTCAATCCAAGCTAATATATCGTAATTGACTGGGTTTTTAGACCATTCTTCGATATGCTCAGCAAGCTTTTTAATATCATGCATGGCAGGCCTACCGAATACGTATTTTCCTGGTGTGTTTATTTTAGCTACATTCATTTTAAGCTGGGGTTACCAGATATTTAGAAGGTTCACATTGGGTAATAGTGTATTTATTGTCGGGTCCATTGATTCCACCACAATTACAATTTTTATCACCACAAAGAAACTTAATGAGTCGTTTGTATTGGTCTTCGTTTATACAATCATCATCACAATCAACTAATACAACTTTTTTTGTTTTATGTTTCTTATTGTGAAACATTATTGCACGTCTAGTCATTATTTCTTTATTTTCTTTTTAGATTTAGCGATCATTTTATCTTGTTTTTTGTCAAGCTTTTCTAATGACTTGAGTTGCTTGCCTTCTTTTGCATTTGTTTTTTCGATAGCTTTAATTTTCTTATGCATGCTGTAAGTCTCGGTATGTGTTAAGCCTTATGTTATTTGCTGTTGTTTTTTCTATCAAGAGATTCTTTTTTTATCTTTTGCGGTTTCTCTGGCCTATGTTTACAGAATTCGCATTCGGGATCTTTACAACAAGGTTCAAGCCAAACATTGCATTTATCGCAGTAATAAGCATCCCATTTTTTATTATAAGACTTCTCTTGTCCGCAGTCGCAATGGGGATTCCATTTCATAGTTATTCTTAGTTATATAGGGTTATAGCTGAAATTAGCTATAGCTAATCGCCCCAGTGTTGATTGTTCCATTCTGAGTTTACATCTTTCTTGATGTTGTTAACTGGAATGGGAATTGGTTTACTTTTGTCTAGAATTACTAACGGATTTGTTACCAATTGGGGAGCGACAAAAGTGGAAATATCTTCATCTGATTCTGATTCGTCAGCGTCATAATTGCACGTGTATTGCACAGGAATTGCACGGATAATTTCGGGGCTATTCGGAGGGACTATAGTGGTGTGATAATGTACTGGGTTAATGCTCATCTGGTCCATCTCCGTTCAAGTATTGCTTTCTTGGGGGGTATTTTAGATCGGGAACATGATAGATTTCAATCTGTAATGCTTGATCGATATCAAATAGGATGCGTTCACCGGCGATAAGTTCTGCAATCTCATCATTGTTTAATTTTATGCGGATTATGCAAATGTCATCTAAGTTAACATCCATTGTCTTTAATTCTTCGTATAATGTGATTGGTTAAGTCGTTTGATTCAGTCAACATATTGGTCTACCTTCACCAGATACTCGATCTGAGTGGATTTCTTGAGGTTCTACGAGGTTAGGGATATTCATTCTTGATATGAGGGTTTCATTTCGCGAATGAGAGCATTCATGACGATGAGACCATCGGCAGTATTTTGGTAAGCGACTGACGAGTTTACAATCAGGGCAATAATATTCGGTGTATGCGGAGTCTTTAAGATTTTCTATAAAATGTTTAGCGAAGAAACCGATAGTGAAGGCGAATGAACAAAGAAGAAATGTTAGCATAGTGTTACCTTTTAAATTATTTTATCTGTTGCGGTTATTACAATCAAGATTGCATGTTCTTTAGGTTCACCTTTATGACATAGAAAATAAATAATTAATAAAGAAGTGTAAAGTATGAAAAAACTAGAAGAAAATAAATATTACATTAACAGAAATACTGGAACTATAAAAAAGGGTAAAAAGTGGTTAACTGATTGCTTAGATCTTGGAGAAAGTAGTGAATTATGGGGTATCAGAGATCCTTTTGATGATCTAGAACAAGTTAAAAGCAAAGCAATGCAAATTCGGGTTCCTTACGAACTGTATGAAAAGATCAGAGAAAAAGCATACTTGCAAAGAAAGTCGCTGCAAAGTATAGTGACGGAGCTTTTCGAGAGGGAGTTTGAGAAATGAATAAAAGCATATTAAGACGAGCTATTAATATTTTGAATAATGAAGACTTGAATGCATTCGAACAAATGTCAGAATGTCTTGATTTAGGATTAAATATTAATGAAATAGGTGCGATTTGCGAGTGTTTAGCGGAAAGAAAATCATTAAATTTACCATGGATACTAGATAATGACAGCGCAACTTGATTTTTCCGAGAGGGAGTTTGGAATTGGAAGAAATTGGAGACATATATAATGTCTGTTCAATTAGAATTTTTCCAAGACAATAGCGAAGAGGCATTGAATAGGCGTGAGATCGATAATTTGCGTGAGTATATTACGCGTAGTAATAGGGCGCAGTTTAGGCGTATGGGAGAGATACAGAAGCTTGTGATTGAGCAGGAAGCTAGATTGGATCGAATAGCGATTGGCATGATAAAGGAAGTGAAATAGATGGACTACATTCAAAAGTTACTATTAGAGTATTCACGTTATATAAATTATAGAAGATTAGATAGTGATGAAATTTGTTTGGAGGAAATTGATGAATTTTTGACATCATATAAACCTTATGACGAAACTGGTTTTGGTTGCTCAATTCCTATCCGTTTCAAAACACGTGAGGGGTTTAAAACAATCGAACCAGGAAAGAAATATGACGAAAATTTAAATGAAATATGACCTGATACGAACTTGTGTCATGTTGAATGTGAAACAAATATGTGTCAAAATCTGCTAGAATGTGCTAAATTATTAGATATTTTCATTAGTAGATAGTCTTTCCTTCACCGGATATTTTTTCTTTAGGTTCAACGAGATCGGGGATAGTTTTTCGAGAGATGAGGGTTTCGGATTTAAAGGGATTACATTCATGACGATGAGACCACCGGCAATATTTTGGTAAGCGACTGACGAGTTTACAATCGGGGCAATAATATTCGGTGTATGCGGAGTCTTTTAAGTTTTCTATATAATGTTTAGCGAAGAATCCGAGAGTAAAAGCAAATGAACAGAGAAGAAATGTTAACATAGTGTTACCTTTTAAATTATTTTATCTGTTGCGGTTATTACAATCAAGATTGCATGCTCACCAACATCACCTTTAATTTGATCATACTCCCATTGAATGCGAGGATCAGAATCTGCTAAGCCACGTTTCTTACCGGGTATTATCCAGTCTGCAACAGAATCACGAATTCCCTTGAAAGAGTATTGCAAGTTATCCGAATCATAAGGCCTTGGACTTATACGAGTTAGAGTTACTTTACATGGTAGATAGGGTATTGGTTGTTGAGTACGCAGGAGATAAGAAACAACCTGATGTTGCTTCTTTCTCCTTTTTGCAGTTTTTGTCCAATGCTCGGTGCGATTTGGTGAGACAATTCGCATGGGAATTCTCAATTTGACGTATGGCATTGAATACCTATAATTTATTCCCATTTATATCGTGAAATGGGTATAAATTTCTATAAGTCAGTTTTTTTTAGAAACTTTATTCCTAACTTTCTCTCGATAATCTCCAACTGAAATCTACGTTTTTCTGAATGTTTTTTTTTTAAATCTTCATCAAATAAAGGATATTTTTCAAAATCCTCACTTAACGGAATGAAATTCCCAGCACCTAAACATTTTTCACACCGCAGCATTAATGAGACCGTTCCTATGTTATCGATTTGTCTATAAATTTGATAAACGCAATCATTACCCCAATCACATAACAAGTTTCTATGGCCTATTTTTTTCTTTAGAAGATTATTGTAATTTTCTTGATCTAAATATTTCATTTTATCTTCCAGTATTACTAATTATTTCTTGAACCCGAGTTTAATCAGCAAATGCAAGACTTTCTCCTTGAAGCGAGCGTCATCGTATCCGACAGTCTCTGGTTTTCGCTGTGCATTAGTATAAATAAAAAGCACCTCAGTGGCTGACGCTTCAATTTTCACGCCATTAACTTCTTTACAAGCTTTCTCAAGGATTTGAGAATTATTTCTATTCTGCATGATTGTTTCTTCTTTTGAAGTTGGTAAATCGGGTTTGTTTTTGCAAGCCCACTTAATGCATTGCTGAAGAGTGGTTTTGATTTTTGTACAAGGATTGGTTGCGAATTTAACAGCATGCTCTACTTCTTTTAGGGAATAAGTTCTAGAGATTTCGAGTTTATCAGATTCAGGGATATCTAAATCTTTGAGACAAGAAAAAACAGCAGCAGCAAATGGAGTAGCTTGCTGCTGCTGTTTTTCTTTTTCTTCAAAAGATTTTATGTATTGCTCATTCATTTCATCCATCCGATACTGAGGAAATACATATATAATCATTTAAAGGATCTATTTCCCCATCATCACCTTGATAGAAACGTGAGAACTCAAAAGGGTTATCACTATCAAGTCTTACAACTGTTTTTATAATCTTAGCGGAAAACTTCTCTTTGAGATATAGCCCATCATCTACTAACGAATTTGAAAATTCTTTGAATGCGCTTTCAAAGCAATCAACATAATTTTTTTCAGTAGAAATGTACATATTTAATGCAAAAGAAACTGCTTCCAATTCAGTTTTTCCTTTCCCTACGACATCCCATTCTTTTTCATCGAATTTTGATTTTACAATTACAAAAAATTCATCGTTGTATTTATTTATTTTGAATTTATCCATATAACCTTCATTTCCAATTCTTTAATATATACTCAACATTTACTGAGTAGATGCTTTTCTCTGTGCCCTTTTTTCCTATTTTCAATCGACATATCAATTTTTTGTCCGATAACAAATTAGTTGCTTTAATCTGGCTATTCTTGCAAAGACCAGTCCCCTTTTTTATTTCCTTGAAAAGGAGATGAACTGGTGCTGATTGCGTTCTTGAGCACAAGAATAAAAATAACTTTAGCTCAATCTCGGACAAAGTCATTAAGTATTCGAAAAAACTATCCGCGCATGTGATAACGTTCATACTATTCACCTGTTTCCTCACTATAAGTTCATTTCTTAAAGTGTTTTGGTGAATACCATATCACAATATGAATGTGCGATCAAGAAAAATCGATAAGTTTAGTCGCAAGGTCTACAGCAATTTCTGTTTATTTTATCCAAAAGCACACCTACCCAGGATTTTTTCACTACAATTTGATTTTGATTACGAATAAAGAGGTTAATTTCTTTGGCAATCGAATTCACTGTAAATCTATGAAGTACGTCGTTTACTACTTTTTCATTTACGCCGAACATTTTTAGCCAAGCAAATACATCGGAAGCATTGTTTGCTACTTCATCATCTTTTAAAAGCATTTCTTGTGCGCTTGTTCGCACGTGGTTTGGTTTGTCATAAGAATGAAATTTGGGTGTATGTATATGTATAGCTTCATCTGTTGAATCTGCCCCCCTAAGGGCGCGTTCATTAGCTAAATTTGCCCCATCGGCGTTTTCACCTATTGAACGTGCCCCCCAGTTATGAACAAATGAGTGAGGAGTTAAGCCCTCCTGCCCTTGTCTCATCTTTTCAATAGCAACTTCAGCCTCTTGATCTGATAGTTTGCCCAGCTTTAATTTTGGGAGATGCTTCTTAACCTTCATGTAAGCTTTTGAATAATTATATATATGATTGCATTTGATGTAGTGTTTGTCCCTCTTATTGATTATCCGTTCTTTACCTGTCTCGGGATCTGCGGCGATTGTGAATTGAGATTTTACCTCGATTTCAATCAAGCTATGTCCATCTAGCTGCTCGAATGACTCGTTAAGAATCCTTTTTGAATTGACGATTGTGCCTGTCGAGCAGTTAACTTCTTCGGCGAGTGTTAATGTTGTTTTCCAACAAGTGTCTTTGTAGCCGCAAGTTTTAAAGATAACGCGGTATAGGTCTTTTTCAAGTGGTGTTAGCCTGTTTCGATGATATTCTGCGATTCCATCTTTTCCGACTCTCATTTCAATATATGTTAAATCGTCGATGATATCGGCGACTTGTGTAAATCCACCGCGCTTAGTTGAATGGAAAGCTTTTGTGTACTCTTCTAAAACTTGATCTCGTGTGATTGTTTTTGATGATGAATATTTTTGTATTTTTTCTGACATGATTTACCCCTCATGATATCGCGTATTGATAAAAAAGAGGGGTTATGATAACTTGGATTTGTATCTGTAGTTATCAGAAGCCCGATCGCCATCGGGCTGTCCCCTTAACTAATCTACTTTAAATTAGTCTATGGCATGCGAGCTCGATACTTGCATGTCACTTTTTCTACATTATTCTTACACTTCATTTTCTGCAATTAAAACTTGACTTACAGAGGCAACAAAAGTAAGATAAAATTTCTCATGTAAAATTCCTTGTTTGCAGCCCCGAAAGGGGCTTTTTGAGAAAGATTCCTTTGAGAAAAATCCGGCGACCTATAAGGGGTCGCTTTTTTAACCATTTCATTTCATTGCAACCAATGTTTTTTGTTACCTTAGCCCCTCTCGGGGCTTTTTTTTACTTAAGCTCCTTCTCAATCTTTTTCTTACAAACTTCATGGAGAAAGCACATAAACTTTTTCTGATTGATCTTATCCGTAAATCTGAGATGCGGATAAGTTACCTTATTTCCATCCTCGTCAATCGCTCTGAAGTGAGGCATAGCAAAAAACATGCTGTTGCTTGTTTTAAATACTTGTATCCCTCGGATGTCTAAGTCTGCATCAATGCAGTAAACATGGATTGTTCCGAGTAAGTTTTTTCTCTTCTTTTTTTGCTCTTCGCTGGCTCCGTAGAAGCCGATAAGTTCAAACTTCATTTTTTCTCCTCTTCATATATTGTCCACATTCTGGGCATTTTTTTCTTAATGGATGTGGATTTAAAAATAATTCAGCAGAAGTAACTTCACCCCCACTTTGAATTTCAATTAATTTTGCTAATCTTTTCGATGGTCTTGCATTCCCAACCGATATTGAGTGTAAATATGCCTTTGTTACTAATAATCGGTCTGCAAATTCATACTCATCTTTATCAAGTAAATATTCTATTAACTTCATAAAACTCCTTCGTCTGGTTGTATAACTTCTTTAAGTGAAACCTTCCCTTTTGTGTATCTTTCGATTTTATATGCTAATTTTAACGATGGATAATGTGTTTTTCTAAGTATTCGATGTAAATGTGACATACTTATTTTCATCCTTTTTGCTGCTTTACTAATAGCAATGTCGTTTTCTTCAAAATATACTTCCAATGGATGAGGTTTATAACATCCTCTTTTAGTAGCGAAACGATGTGCCTCTTCTTTTAATTTTTGGAAAAAACTTCTATTTTTTTTCCTCATATCGTCTGAGTTCATTTTTGCATTTCCTAAAAATAAATGTTCGGGATTTACACACTTAGGGTTATCGCAAGTGTGACATACAAATAATTTTTCAGGTATTTCACCTTTAAATATTAACCAAGATGCTCTATGAGCGCCTATACTTTTTTTTTCAAAATAAAAACTTCCATACCCTTGCTTGTTTAAATTTCCTTGCCATTCCCAGCAGCCGTTTTCCATTTTTATTACCTTCTTCATAAAAGTCTCCATAAGACCTCCTTTTATTGTATGGTAACATTAAATGTTATATTTTTCTAGCATGAAATGTGATGTTTTATCTCTTTTCATGTTGCATTAAATGCCATTTATCTGATAGGATTGTGTTTATCAAGCAAACAGTCTCCCAAAAGACTTAGGTCTGACGGTTGTAGCGGATGCGAGATAACAAAAACATAAGGAGTAACAAATGAGCTATTGGACACAGTTTAGCTTTGATGAAATTAAGGCAATGCAAGGAAGAGAGATAGACGATCAGGATGATGACGCCATCGATGATGACGCCATCATTGAAATGGATGAAGAAGAAGAAGAAATTAGATGCTGCCGAAGGGGGTGCGAATTATGCTTACTTTAACACAAAATGAGATACATCTCTTAAAGTTAGGTTTACAAACTTTAACCAGAGAGCTTACCTCCAAGGGTGAACTTGATCTTGCTATTATTAATAGAGCTTTGTCAAACATGTCTTACATCTTGGATGTAGATATGGGAAAAGAGACACTGAAAATTGAAAGACGATCGGAGTCTTTGAAAAGATTGAGTGATTATCTACACAACATGAATAAATATGAGTTAAAGTCATGAGTGAAGAAATGAAAGCTTTTATGAAAAAAGCTGAAGAAAAACTTAAAGAAATTGAATCGTCAAATGAATTAGCTCAATTAATGATTACATCAAATAAAATAATTAAATTCTTGAAAAGTCTACCGCAGGAGGAGCATACAGTAATTGCAGCTTTAGGTTTAACTTATTGTAAAACACTCATAGAAAAAGGAATTGATGATGCAACATTCAATCTTCTTTTTGAGAAAACAAAAGAATTAGTAAGAGATTTACTTAAACAACAACAAGAATAAACAAACAAAAAAAGAAGCTCAACGTGAGTTTCATAACAAAAGGAAAAACAAATGTCATTTTTACCCCCAGAATATAAGGCTCCCTCAACAAACTCAAGCTATATGAAAATATTAGAGGGAGAGAATAAATTTCGTATCCTCACTAGACCTATTTTAGGTTGGGAGGATTGGCTTGACAAAAAACCTATTAGATTTAGGTTTGAAAATAAACCTGCGCAATCTGTTGATCCGAGTAAACCTGTGCGCCATTTCTGGGCCATGGTGGTTTATTGCTATAATGATAGACAGATAAAAATATTACACCTTACCCAAGCCAGCATCCGTAACAGGATTCAGGCTCTATCACAAGACAAAGATTGGGGAGACGTATCTCAATATGATATAAAAATTGTTAAAACAGGTTCTGGGATAGATACAGAATATGAAGTTAATCCTCTTCCACATAAAGAGTTATCCCCTGAAATAATTGATGCTTTTAATGAAAAGCCTTGTAACCTAGAAGCCTTGTTTGATAATGGCGACCCATTTGACAAAAATCATAGAGTACACACACCTGGGATTTTTATAAAAATAACAGAAAATAGCAGACCCACAGAAAATGAAGTTGATGAACTATGTGAAATGTTATCATGTTGCTCCGATGATTATCAAAAAGAAGTGAATAAAAAATTAACTGACAGTGGTAAAAAAATCATAGATTTACCTTATGACTCATTCAAACGGTTATTAGATAAAACTCGTGAAATGAGAAATGTTCATATGGCGTTAAACAACGAAGACGTGCCCTTTTAATAATAATATGGGTACACAGTCTACCCCTGGATTGTGTACCTGCTTAGAGGAATGAAATGAGAGAAAAAGAAAAAAAATCTTATGAAAAATTTATTGGACAAAAATTCGGTAAACTTTTTGTTATTTCAATTCTTCCTGCACAAAAATCAAGAAATTTGTTAAACTATTATACCGGGAGTTCCCCGGGAATTTACGCTTGTGGAGACTCCTCTGGCGGCGGAACAGGAAACTGGTCTACGAGTCATGGGCCGATGAAGCAAGAATTAATGAGTGGAATATTTGTCCATAAATTATAGAACGGAAAGATCACCTTTATCAAAACTTAAAAATGAAGATATTATTCATATAAGATCACAAATGGATAAAGGTGTTTTTGGGACTACTCTGGCTAGTGAATTAAATGTAAACCCTTCCACTATATATAATATAAAACACAAAAAAAGATGGAAACACATATGAAAGTATTAAGTGTTAAACAGAAAAGCGAAGAATGGCTAGAAATTCGCCGTAAATGTATAAGCGCCACAGATTTAGCCCCTATAATGGGTATGTCTGCTTATCGTTCCCCGTTAATGCTTTGGGAAGAAAAGATGGGATTAAGGGTAAGAGAAACTAACATAGCAATGGAAAGGGGAAGTGCTTTAGAAAAAAAAGCTATTGCATGGGCAGAAGGTATATTGGGATGTAAACTGTATGATTTCACCGTACAATCTGAGGAGTATGAATGGGCTATTGCTTCATTAGATGGTATCTCAGAGGATGGTAAAATACTTGTTGAGGCTAAATGTCCTGGTGAGATGGTGCACCAACGGCATTTGTCCGGTAAAATAAATCAAGAATATATCTGTCAAACTCAATGGCAGATGTTTGTTACTGGATGTGAGCAATGTCATTTCGAATCTTTTTACGGTGAAGAAGGACATATAATTGTTATCCCCCGTGATAATGATTTTATCCAAAAAATGATC